GGGAAAATTCATCACCAGCAAGGGCAACACGGTCACCAGCCAAAGAGACAGAGCCCATAAGAGATGGGAGTAGAGAGTCATCATACTCGGTATCTACAGGCTTGTCAGAATCACACACATAGGAAGCGGAAAATTCAGCAGGGCGGCCGCGAACCAGGGCAAGCCAGTCCATCCACTGTAAAGAAAGACAATGGGGGACAGGCCAGCCACGGGACACGATAACAGCTGCAATGCGTAAGTGGAACTTGTTGAAATACTCTGCTCCATGAAGAGCACTCTCTGCTAAAACGACAGGAAGGACTTGCTCAAAGTAAGAGGCAAAAGTCATGTCTTTGGGGTAGAAGCGGAGAATGTTCTCAAGAGAAGAGAGTTTCAATGGACCATAACACCAACCCTCATATATGACAAAACCACGAGACACAAAACGAGCATCTGCGAGTGGAATGTTACACGGAGGGAGATTCTTGTCGGATCCAGAGGAGGTCTTAAGGCCAAGCTGGACAACATGATTCTGAAATTCGGGGATTGAAACGGATTTTGGAAAAGCACGGGACAGGAAGTCATCTCCATAGTGAATGGGGGCAAGAGATTTATACAAAAGGAAAGCTTGTTGGGGGGATAGACGGGGGTTGCTTGCGCACATGAGACCATAACAGATCGCAATAGCAGCAATGACACCATCGTCCACAGAAGTTCCCCACTTTCCAGATGCAACAATACCTTTCAGGCGGAGGACCGCACCGCCAGCCTCAATGAGAACGAACATCTGTCCGTATATCAGAGACTTGGCAGCAGCGAAATGCTTTGGTGTGATCTTTCCGGCATCTAGGAATACCTGGTAGAAGGAGATCTGGTGCTCTTGAAACGCAAGTGCGAGGGAGTGACTTATGGATCTATCAAATTTGGAGAAATCCATTTCGAAACAGCCCCCGAGGAACGCGTTATAGAGACGCAACCATTCAGAGGAACTGGGCACAATTCCGACCCCCAAGCCTGAATCAACTGGCTTGAGGATACTGAATGCTTGTTGGTGCCACAGATACCTCCGTTGGAGGAGGAAGAGAAGGAGGGGAGAGCCAAAGACCATCCGGACTGCTTTCCCTGGAGGAAGGCGCTCATTGAGCTTGGGAGCCATGCGATAAGAACGATCAGCAATGGACAGAAGTTGCTCAATTGGGACGCCAGATTCAAGGGATTCGCAGACAGAATTGAATTTGGTGAGGACTTTCGGATGCATGGTATATGTTAGGCCATCGGCAGACAAGAAAATATAAGCAGATTTCTTGCCATGGCGAAGGTCAAGCACATTGCCAGAGGCTTTCGTCAAGTCAAGTTTTGCGAGGACAGGAGTCCCAGCAATGAGTTGTTGGAGGGTGAGTGGAGCACAGTCCCCAATAAACTGCAGGGCTGCTTTTGCCATATGGGTGGAAAGCTCAATGGCAATAGGAGATAACTCTGCAGGATATGGGAGAGGGCGCATTTGACGCTCGGATAAATCGACGAGGGCGTCAAGAACAGGATGAGTCATGTCTCCAGTCTGAGGATCGGCCTCCCAAACAGAACGTGGGGGAACGTGGGTTGGAAGGCCGGATATGTCAGAGGCATGAACGATATCCATGGGGGACGGCACGGCGGTGACCGGGCCAGAGGGAAGATGGGAAACATTGAAATCAAGAGAATCAACAAGCGATGGATCTACATTGTCGCGCACGATTTGCATCGGATGCGGGGCAAGGAAGAGACCACCAACAGGAAGGGGTTCAGTCAAAAAAGTTTCCAAGAGTTCGCGGTTGATGTAAACCGCAGCGGCGCTCTTCCCAGTCACACCAGCAACTTGCATAGCAACAAGTGTGCCATCAATAGAAATGAGAGAGCCACATGAACCAAAATGAGAAATATTGGTATCATATGACAGACCGGAAAAGATGGTGACAACTGTGCTGCTCTTAGCATGTTGATAAGTGTAGACATCACGTCCAGGACACAGGGAAGTGACTCTGACTGCTTCTTGATCTTGGTAAGAAAGCAGCAAAGCATCACGACCCCGGTGGACAGGGACAGCGGAAGCTTCAAT